TACAACTCCGAGTTGAGTTCTTCTGATGTATCAGCTATCTACAACAGCGGAGTGCCCGCTGATGAATCATCGAGGTCAGGACTGGTGGGTTACTGGAGAATGGAAGACAATGGAAACGACTCCAGCAGCAACAGCAATAACTTGACCATCACAGGAGCAACCTTTACAGACGACGTACCATCATGAGCAGGAAGTACGCTATTATCGAGACATCATCTGTCACGCCCTCTATGGCGGCAGCAACCGTGGACAACGGTACGGATGCAATGCGAAAGACTGTTAGAAACACAGACAAGTGTCTTTTGCGATGGGACTCAGACACTACTCCTAGCGGAGCTGAGTCTCTTACCGTTTATACCCACTCTGAAGTCTTGGACATCTTAAACGATGAGTCAGGGGACTGGTGGGTAGATGTAGAATCTTACCTAAACTACGAAGGATGAACACAGTAAAGAAATACAAAAAAGGCGGACTTAAGGTTCTCAGCAAAAAGGTGAGTGTTGCTCCCCCTAAGGGTTACCACTGGATGGAAGAGCGGGGCAGGTACTTTCTGATGAAGGGAGACTACAAGCCTCACCCCGGAGCTGTAGAAAAGGCGTCATTCAAGACGGCTACTCACGAGAAATCTTAATCGCTTCTTCGCCTTCTAGCTTGCGGTAGAATCTTTGGACTATATGCCTAGCCTTAGGCGTCAGTCCGTACCTGTGCTTGTAGTTTGTCTTTGCTTCTTCAGCGAAGTACATGTCGGCTTCTGAGCCCGTGTCCACGTTAAACCTGCGATGCACTACATGTATCAACCCCTTTTTCATCATCGGTTGCAGCGTGCGCTCCCTGAACTTCTTGGGTGATGCAAACAATGATTCTGCTATGTGCGTAGCCGTAAAGAACTCATAGTCGTAGCCAAACAACATCACCTGCATCTCTACTGGCCTGACGTCGTAATGCTGCGCCATATCTGCCTCTGCCAGCCGTAGGTACTTGAGGTAGTTTTTGTTGACGTACTTCTCGTGGAGGTACGAGAACTCCCGCATTTTGCGCTCAGGTCTGTGTCTCTTCATTTTGAGTATATTTGTGTAGACAAAAAAAACAAGATGGGAACGTCACTATCAGGCACTCAAATCAAAACAAGCTACGTCGGAATCCTCAAGACAACCGACAACGGTAGCGCCAGCGGCTCTCTTAAAGTCATCACTGATGGTCAGGGAACCGACACTGCTCTATCTGTGTCTACATCTCAGGTAAAGGTAACGAATCTTCTGATTGATTCTCCAGCGAGGTCTACAAGCGACGAAATTCTGGTGAGAGATTCTTCTACTGGATTGATTAGTACTCGCACCTTGCCGAACCTGAAGACTGTTCAGATGAGCGCAAGCTCAAGCTCAACCTCCAATGGAAGCGGCACCGGGATTGGCATTACTGTCACAGACTCGTCAGGTCACGCATCTACAGTGAACCTTCAATCGGGGCAGAACATTAACCTTACTTCTACAAGCGGGACAGTTACCACGAAGTACGACCTCAGAGGCGTAAAGAAGGTTACTTCAACCACAAGCCTTAGCGCTCGCAGTGATTCTGGTAAAACAGTCTTTTTGGATTGCACCACTCTTGCGGGAGACACCGTAACACTTCCCGCAGCGACTGAAGGCAGGTTCTTTAGGATTTATGTTGACGTAGGCTCTAACACTGCCTGCAACATCAATGCCGCTTCTGGGGACTACTTCTACGGGGCAATCACCCACGTGTCTACTACAGACAACAAGGTCTCTGTACAAAGAGTCCTGCGTGCAACCGCAGCCGCCGCTGTGTCTACGCACAATCAAATTACTCTAGACCAAGACCATAACAACATTGGTGGTGCAGCTGGTAGCTGCCTAGAGCTTACCTGCTACGATGAATCAGGCTGGTTTGTTACCGGAACTCTTATCGGGAACTCAACTACGCCAACCTCTATCGCAGCAATTAACGGACAATAATGACAACCATGGACCCCACCCTGAAGGAGCTCTTCATCTCAGAAGTAGCCGACGTCTTGGCGCAGCTTGAAGACGTCATCGAGAAGTATCAAGTAAATGAAAGGGTGGCTTACCTCTTTGGTCTCGGGCTTGTTGACGACATCCCAGAGATTGGACCTGCTTGGCAGGTGGCCAGCAAATGGCACGTAGATAGCTCGGAAGAACTTGCCGAGCTGTTCACAGCCATCATGGCTTCTTACGAGAAAGTATCTGAAGATAATGACATCGACATAGATGACATCGACCTAGACGACCTAGGCTTCAACCTCAACTAAATACAATGGAAAATTTGATTAGAAAAATCGTCATCGGTCCTAATCCAAAGGACGCGATGGCGTACTACGTCGGCATGAAAGCTGGCGCAGGTAAGGTTGTTCTCATAGAGGAGGATGACCGCGCTATGTTCAAGCACAACATTCGTAGGTACAACATCTACACTCAGGACAATGAATCGTCCTACCTGTGGAAGACTGTGGAGAACACCCCAGTCATTGTTGAATACGATTGTAACTTTGAATGAAGGCACTGTATCACTTCGTGGTGAAGCTTGAGAAGACTCATCACGACACAATCGAGCTGGACAACGGCACGGAGATTTACGTCGACCCCAAGTGGCAGGAGTTCGAGCGCCGTGTCATGTACGGTGAGGTGACGTCAACACCAGTCAAGTACGACGTGGATGTGAAGCCGGGGGACACCCTGTTCTTCCATCACCACGTAGTTATGTCCGATGCTTTGAAGATTCAGGTAGACGACGAGGACAGGTTCATCGTTGGATATGACCCAGTAAACACTCTTAGCTGTCACGCCATTGCGTATCGCAGCAAGGATACTGGTGAGCTTCACATGCTCGCGGACTGGGTGTTCCTGCAGCCAATCGAGGAGGAGGAGCCAGAAGAGAGCGAGATTATTGTAGTTGACCTCAAGCCTAAGACTCACCTCAAGGCAAAAGTTTTTTGCTGCCCCAAGGACATGATTACTCAAGGCGTCAAGCCGGGGGACACCGTAGGGTTCAAGCAGAATAGAGACTATGAGATGCGATTGGAGGACGACACCACTGTCTTCCGTATGCGCTCAGAAGAAATGATGTATGTCGAGGAGTCCTAAGTTTCAGACCATAGAGGCCTCTCGCAGGCTGATGGATAGCATGGCTGTTGCAATCGACAACATGATTGAGGAGGTCAAGCGTCCCGTCGACCCTGAAGCTGGTGGTGCCGCACGCAAGGCTGAGCTGCAGTCTATCAAACAGACCGCTACAGATTGCAAAGAACTGTTAATCGAAAGGCAGCGGCTAGAGCAGATGGTCAAGGACCTGAGCGAGAACGGCAGCATCGACCAAGACAAAGACTACTCAGGTGGCTTTGCAGAAAGATTCAGCAAGTGACAGGGCTGATAGACATAGAGAAGTACGACGAACCAGTCGTATCCATTTGCCCGCGCGGCACTATTGGAGACGTCATCGACATCTCTGGTCTACCTATCTGCTTGCCTAAGCAGCCCCGAAAGAAAGACATTGCAGGGTACGACCTACCCACCCACCTACAGACTTGGGCTAGGACAGAGATGCCTAGTGAGCTTGCTCGCATCAAGTCCATGGACGAGTGGTATGAAATGCCCAAGGAGTTTCGCCAAAGGTTCTCTCCCTTTATCGAGGAGGAGTTCCGCAGGCGCAGAGAAGGGTACTGGTTCTACAACAACGGAGAACCTACCTATGTCACTGGACGTCACTACATGATGCTTCAGTGGAGCAAGATAGATATTGGCTATCCTAGTTTCCTAGACTTCCAACGTAAGCTCTTCGTCCATCAGGCCGCGTGTGAGGCTGACCCCAGATGCCTTGGTCAACTGTATACCAAGTGTCGTCGCTCAGGGTATACCAACATGTCCGCCTGCGTTCTTGTAGACGAAGCCACACAGGTCAAGGACAAACTTTTGGGTATCCAGTCGAAGACGGGTAAGGACGCGCAGGAGAACGTCTTCATGAAGAAGGTCGTTGCTATCTTCAAGTCCTACCCGTTCTTCTTTAAGCCCATCCAAGACGGTACTACCAACCCGCGCATGGAGTTGGCGTTCAGAGAACCGTCCAAAAGGATTACCAAAAACAACAAGACCTCTATCAAAGGGGACGCCCTGAACACAATCATCAACTGGAAGAATACCACCAACAATGCCTACGATGGCGAGAAGTTACATATCTTGTATCTCGATGAGGCAGGCAAGTGGGAGAAACCAACAGACATCAGAGAAGCATGGAGGATACAACGGACTTGCTTGATTGTGGGACGCCGTGTTATCGGGAAGGCGCTTGTGGGCAGCACCGTCAACCCGATGGACAAAGGAGGTCAAGAATACAAAGAGCTTTGGAAAGATTCAGACCCACAAGAACGCAACAAAAACGGAAGGACAACCTCAGGATTGTACAAAATCTTTATTCCGGCTTACGAAGCCTTAGAGGGCTTCTTCGACAAGTACGGGAAACCAATCATCGAGAGTCCGGAGCAGGAGATAGAAACACTGGACGGGGAAACCGTAGAGATAGGCGCAAGGGAGTTTCTAAAAAACGAAAGGGACGCTCTAAGGCATGACGCTCGGGAGATGAACGAAATCGTTCGCCAGTTCCCCTTTACTACAGACGAGGCGTTCCGTGATAGCGTCGAGGGCTCTCTGTTCAACATCGGAAAGATTTACGAGCAGATTGACCACAACGAAAACATGTATCCAGACCCCGTTGTGCGTGGCAACTTCACATGGAAGGGGGGCGTTAGAGACACGGAGGTCGTGTTTGTTCCTACTTCAGAGGGCAGGTGGTTTGTGTCTTGGATGCCTCCTCTTGACCTCAGGAATCAAAAGATTACTGAAAGGGGCAAGCTTGTAGCCCCAAACAAACTGATTGGCTGTGGTGGTGTTGACTCCTATGACATCGACGCTACTACAGACGGAAGGGGTTCAAAGGGAGCGTGTCACATCTACAACAAGTTCAACATGCGGGCCCCCTCTAACATGTTTGTTGCAGAGTACTGCTCCCGCCCTCCTATGGCAAAAATTTTCTACGAGGATGTGTTGATGGCGTCCTTCTTCTTTGGCTACCCACTCCTCGTGGAGAACAACAAGTACGGTATCGTAAGGTACTTTGAATCAAGGGGTTACGATGGCTATCTACTTGACAGACCACAACACCTTACTACGGCAGGGTCTGTTGTAACTAAGACCAAGGGAATCCCGTCTAACTCACAGGATGTAATCCACACACATGCACAATCTATTGAGGACTACATACACAATCACGTGGGAATCAACGAGAAGGGTGAGGTGGGTAGGATGTATTTCAACCGAACTCTAGAGGATTGGATTGGGTACAGAATTGACAACAGAACAAAGTTTGACTTGACAATTAGTGCGGGGCTTGCGTTGCTTGCTGCACAGACTGTCGTACAGAAGAAAAAAGCGGCTGACTTTACAGGCAAAAAGTTTTTCCGCAAATACACTTACACACCGGGCGGGCTCTCAAAACCCTCTAAGTGATTTTGTTTATATTTGCACATTGCCTGTAATACAGTAAGTAATGAAGGGTCACAAGCCAAAGTCGTATTCCCAGTTCCCAGACCCTATGGCGCCAGCGAGCGTTAAGGCAAGCAAGGACTACGGCATCGCTTACGCTAAATCTATCGAGGCACAGTGGGGAGGCCTCGACGATTTTTCTCACGGGTTCGGAAAGCGACTCGTCGAGTTTAATCGAAACAGAGATTACGCTAACGGTACGCAAGATACATCAATCTACAAACAAATCCTAAACAGCATGGACACCCAAGCGGGTGACGGAACGCTGCTTAACCTCGATTGGTCACCAGTTCCAGTCGTCCCCAAGTTTGTTCGGATTGTAGTAAACAAGATTCTTTCTCGCAAGTTCCGCCCCAATGTGGAGGCGATTGACCCTATGTCAAAGGACGAGAAGGAGAAGAAAAAGATTCTAGCCAAGTTTGCTATTGAAGAAAGAGAGGTCATTGAGGAAGCTAAGTCGCTTGGGCTCAACACAGCTGCTGTGCCAGAGGGGCTCCCCGACAACAGCGAGGAGGCTGAGATTTACTTGGCTGATAGTATCAAGACTAGTGCTGAGGTGGCTGCTCAACTTGCTACTAAACTTACTCTTGATTGGAATGACTTTGATGACGTCGTATTCCGTAGAGCTGTGGAGGACCTTGTGGTCAACGGCATGGCTGTGGTTAAGAGGAGCAACGACCCGAGTTACGGAATCAAGACGGAGTATGTAGACCCCGCTCAGTTCATCCACTCCAGCACGGAGGACCCCAACTTCTCTGACATCGTATACGCTGGGCATGTCAAGCGCATGTCCATCCAAGAGCTCAAGAGAGTTGCTGGGACTGACATCCCGGAGGAGGAGTACAAGAAGATTGCGAAGGCTGTGATGAACCGCACCTACAATAACGCGGCTCAGTTCAACCAAACTGTTTACGACAGAACTCGCGGCACTCACGTCTACGGCTACGACGAATACTTGGTCGACGTCTTGGACTTTGAGTTCCTTGGTGTCGATGATATGATTTACGAGGAGAAGACCTCGCAGTTCGGCAACATCGGTTTCTATTACAAGGGCGAAACCTACAAGCTCCCTAACGACTCTGTCTACGACAGAAAGATTCACACCATGCCAAACATGTGTGTGTACGGCGGTTCCTACGTCATTGGTAGCGGCCTGTTGTTCGGGTATGGCATGAAGAAGGACATCCCCAAGAACATGCACGACCTGACTCGTGCTCGTCTTTCGTACAGCGTAGTCGCCACGAACTTCCGTCGTCAGATGCCCAAGTCTATGGTGTCATCTGTCATCGGCTTTGCTGACCAGCTCCAGCTTACCCACCTCAAGATTCAACAAGCCATCGCTAAGGCCAAGCCTGATGGATTGATTGTGGACATCGAGGGTTTGGAGAATGTGCAGCTTGGTGCAGGAGGAGAGCTTCAACCGCTCGACATCCAAGACATCTACGAGCAGACTGGTGTCTTCTACTACAGAAGCAAGAACCCAGAAGGTGGATTCCAAAACCCACCTGTTCGTCCTCTTGACAACACCATCCGAAACATCAACGAGCTGATTGGTTTGTATAACCACTACCTCCGCATGATTCGTGACGTCACGGGTGTAAACGAGGTTCTTGATGGTAGCTCACCAAAGGCTGACGCTCTTGTAGGCGTGCGCCAACAGCAACTCGCTGCAGGAAACAACGCAATCAATGACATCACCAACGGAGCATCTGTCTTGTACAAGAGAGTGTGCGATGACGTGGTGAAGTGCTTGCAGGTTCTGCCTCCTGACTCAATCATCTACGAGGCGTACGAAAGAGCCATCGGAACTACCAGCATGGAAGTACTTTCTTCGTTTGCTTCTCTGCCACTTCACAACTACGGTGTGATTGTGGAACGAGAGATGTCAGACGAAGCCAAATTGTTACTCGAACAAAACATCCAGCAGTCACTTGCACAAAGAGAGATTGACCTTGAGGACGCTATGGCAATCCGCCGTCTTAAAGATTTGGACCAAGCGGAAAGACTCCTCATCATCAGGCGCAAGCGTAGAATCGCCGCCTTGCAGCAGCAGCAGCAACAACAAATGCAGATGCAAGCGCAGGTGAACATGCAGTCTCAGCAGGCCGCTGCTCAGCTCCGCATGCAAGAAGTCCAGATGAAGGGTCAGATTGACATGCAGAAGATTCAAGCTCAGGGTCAAGTCGAGCTTCAGATTCTTCAGGCTCGCCAGCAGATGGATGGTCAGGTGCAAATGGCCAAGATGCAAATGAACGCACAGACCCAAGCGGCTGACAAGCAGTTCCGTATGGAACTTGAAAAGAGCAAGGATGACAGGAAGGACTCTCGCGTTGACAAGCAGGCTGTGGCTCAGTCCAAGCTCATCTCTCAGCGCAAGGGCTCGCGCCCTGAGCTTGAGGACCAAGACAATAGGGACATCATCCAAGAACTTATGAGACGATGAGCAAGGAAGCTATGAGAGCGCGAATCAAGCGCATGCTCAAGAAGCACGGGCTCAGCGGTGTAAACAAAGCCAAGAGGACTCCAAGTCACCCGAAGAAGTCTCACATTGTATTGGCCAAAGAAGGGGACAAGATTAAGCTTATCCGCTTCGGCGAGCAGGGCGCTAAGACCGCTGGCAAACCAAAATCAGGAGAGTCCGACAAGATGAAGAAGAAGCGAGCAAGCTTCAAGTCAAGACACTCAAGAAATATCAAGAAGGGCAAGATGAGCGCCGCCTACTGGGCCAACAAAGTCAAGTGGTAATGTTTCATATATTTGCATCAAAGAATAACTAATGGCAACAGTAACCGCAGCAATCTCATTGACGAGCACAGACTTGTTGTCTGATAACTTGTCAGTCAGTGTAAACACGAGCATCACCGCAGCCAACACTACAGGCTTGGCACGTCGACCTGTGACGGCTACTGCCGTGGATGCGGCGGCCACAACCTTGTTTACTGCATCTGACTTCAGCGCACCAGCATACCTGTACATCAAGAACACAGATTCTACAGCGACCGACTACATCTACGTGTACGACGACACAACCTCTGGCGACCCTGTTATCTTGAAGCTGGCTGGTGGTGACTGGGCATTCATGCCACTCAATGCTGGACTGACGCTCAAAGCATACGCTACAACTAACCCTACGGTGGTTGAGTTCATGGTAATCGGAACTGACGCCTAATAGATAAGACATGGGATTTCAAAGACACAACGTAAGAAACGGCGCTAAGAATCTCGGAAGAGATGTGCTGACAAACCGCATGCTCACGGGCGGAACGCAAACAGTAATCTTGCGCGGCGCCACTGACGGAGAAAAGGACTTTGAGGCCGGAATGGTTTTGAAGAACGAGACTGTTGCTATGATTCCAGACGACACAAGAGGCTGGGTTTACGACAGCTCCAACGACTACTACAAAGTTAAGATTGGAACAACCAACGTCTCCCCATTAAAAATTGTCAACATGTACGGAGAGGAGGCCACGTACTCCGCCAACTGTCTGTTGAAGGGGACCAAAGTAGTCGTTGATTCTGCGGAGTTTCCTCAGTACAACGGCAGCTACACTCTTGTTGAAGCCGCGATTGAAAACACCAATGACTGCGTGCTTTACCTTGCTGCAGATGCGCCCGGCAACTTGTTTGGTGACTCTGACCTCGGCGCAGAGCTCGCGGACAGGGTTCACCGAACCAATGACCTCAACAAGATTTTCGTGACCGTCTTGCCATTTGCTCCCGCTTTCTGCGTGGAGATGCTTGGCGTTGACGACGTCGACGCGGGTACAGATGACGCTCGCACCACCCCAGCTACGTTCAGAATGAACAACGTGGCGGGTACTAGAGAGCGGGCAATCGACTACCCAGACGGTCAGGTGGTGTACGGTGAGATTACTCACTTCACACCCCAAGCCGCCGACACACACTACGCCATCCTTTACTGCCAAGACAAGCCTAGCTTGGAGTTCTCACCATACAACCAAAACGTGAGATTCACTGCAAGCAACAAGAAGTCTGCAGGTTCAGGACGGCACTCGTAATTAACATTCACCAAATTCAATTAAATGGCTAAGCACGAATTAGAAGTTGCAGCTGAAGCATCGGGAGTGAAACTTAGTGACACCCCTGACTTCTTGAACACACCTCAGGAAGCTCCCGCGCCCTCGCCGGAGCCTGAACCCTCGGAACCACAAGCTACACAACCCGTAGTGGAAGAAGCTCCCGAGCCCGTGCAGGAGACTCCTGAGCCCGCTCCACAAGCGGAGCCTGAACCTCAAGAAGTTGTCTTCAGACAAGAATACACGGAGCCACAAGCTCCGACACAAGAACCTGTGCAACCGCAGGCAATCGACGAAGATGCCATTGCGCTTCAGAAGCTCAGCGAAAGGCTGAACATGAAGTTCGATAGCTTCGACGAAGTAAGCCAGCAGTTTAACAGGAAGGCTGACATCGACCCCAGTGTCGCAGCTATTAACGAGTTCGTCACCGAGACGGGTCGTTCTATTGACGATTGGTATAAGTACCAGTCCTTGAACACTTCCGAAATGGATGATGGCAGGGCTGTGCGTATGCAGATGCAGATGGAACATCCCAACCTGACGTCCGAAGAGGTTGATACGCTTATGAACAATAAGTACAAGCTCGACACGGACAGGTACACCGATGAGGAAATCGCTACATCAGCTGTGGAACTGAAGGTGGCAGCCGACAAGGCTCGTCAATCTATTGAGGAGATTCGTGAAGCGTTCGCTACGCCGGACCCCAATCGAACCGCCGAAGATGAATTTATGAGCCCTATTGACGACCAGTGGGTCGCAAGCATGTCCAAAGAGGTTGACAATCTGGACGGCATTTCATTTGATTTGCCCACGGGTAAGACATTTACCTACGGCCTAGCCGACCAGTACAAGTCAACTTTGAAGGAGAAGAATGCGAACCTCGAATCGTTTTTTGATTCCTACGTCTCTGACGAAGGCAACTGGGACTACGACCTTCTTAACTCTCATCGAGCAGTGATGGACAACATCGACAACATTGTCAACGCGGTGTACCGACAGGGTATGAGCGATGGCCAGCGTCGTGTAGTTCACCAAGCCTCTAACGTCGCCCCTGTGACTCCACAGTCCCAGCAGGTAGACACCTCGGCTGAAGCTCAGAGAAGCAAGATTGTTGACCAGCTCGCAGCTGCCATGGGAGGGGACAAGGGAATGACTTTCAAGTTTTAACTCTCTCTAACAGAAAACAATTATGGCTATTACTGCGCCTAATGTTCATGGTCAACTTGGAGGAAGCACTGGTGGTGGTGCGTCAAACATTGGTTTGGCAACCCCCGAAAAGTACGCTTCTCTCGGTGACTTTATGAACTCTATCAACGCCCTTGATGTACGCCCCGAGCTCATCAAAACTTACGGTAATCAGGGCATTACCGGATTCTTGCGTATGACCGGAGCCGTCAAGGCTGCTGGCTCTGCCGAAAAAGTTACTTACTACGAGGAAGCTCGTTTGCACCAAAAGGTTCGTGCAGCAACCAAGAACGATTCAAGTGGTGCTGCAGCTATTGATGCTGGGCAAACATTGGTCTTTGTCGCTGACGCAGCTCCTTCCGCTATTGATGCTGACATCCGTGCTCACACTCCAATGGAGGGTGACATCTTGCTCATCAACGGTAAGGACCGTCTCGTTGTAACTAGCGAGGGTGCTGCCAACAACAGCACAGAGTTCACGTGTGCATACATGAATAACCCAACTGTTGAGGTTACTCAAAACACTGTACACGAGATGCCAATCATCGGTAACGTATTCGATGAAGGCAGCGACCAGCCCGGACGCTTTATTGAGTCTAACGTGGTTCGCTACCAGAAGCCTTACGCCATCGTCAAGGGTAACTTTGAGGTGACGGGTTCACAGGCTACCAACATCGGCTACATCGACGTCGGAGGTGGTGACTACCGTTGGTACATCAAGGGCGAGATGGATGCCCGCCAGCGTTTCTTGGACAAGCGTGAAATGACTCTCTTGTTCGGTCAAGAAGTTGCCAGCGATGCTGCAGCAGCATTGACTATGAGCGGCAACGAAGGTTACATCACTGCTCTCGAAGACCGTGGCTTGGTTACCTCTAGCATGATTGGAAACGACGGTGGATTCACTGACTTGGATGACCTCATCACTGAGTTTGACAAGCAGGGCTCTGCTCCTGAGTACGCCATCTACGCCAACACCAAGCAGAACTTGCTCCTCGACGACATGGTCGCTCAGGGTGGTGGTTCTTCTAAGGCTGGCATCGCTGGTGTTACCGCCTCTTACGGTGCGTTCCAGAACTCACCTGACATGGCTGTACAGCTCGGTTTCTCTTCATTCTCTCGCGGTGGATACACGTTCCACAAGCACAGCTGGAAGTTGTTGAACGACCCAACTCTCTTGGGTGCTGACGCCGACATCCAACAGAAGCTCGTTTCTGGTGTGATGTGCCCATTGGCTACAGTGACTGACCCAACTACTGGTGACCGCTCTCCTGCTTTGGAGTTGAACTACAAGGCTGCAGGTGGATACTCTCGTGAGTTGGAGCACTGGGTGACTGGTTCTATCCTCGGATTCCGTAATGCGACTGAGGACACGGCTAGATTCAACTACCGTTCTGAGTGTGCATTGGTTACTCGTGCTGCAAATCAACACGTGTTGATTAAGTCCTAATCGTTAACCTCTAAACACTAAGAAACTATGATTATCGTAAAGACCGCCTCTAACGCAGGGGCAATCTTCAATCCAGTTGCATTCGAGTCAATGAACATTGCTGCTGAATTGGTGACTGCAAACTTTGCTACAGTAGACTCAGGGGATACACCAACCCGTGACTCTATCGCATTGACTTGCACTGCAACCAAGGAGCATGCTGTTGCTAACGACCTGTTGCAGCTCATCAAAAGCGAACGCACGGTTACCCTCGACGGCCCGAACCTCGACTTTGCTGGCATCTCTGATGTCTCAGCTATCGCGGCGTCGTTGGACGGCACGCCTGTTGTGAATGAGCAAAAAGTCATCAATGTCTCCACTGCTACCAGAACCCTGCTCGACTCAGAGTCCGGAAGCTTGGTGGTGCTTGACAGAGACGGATGCGCTATTACCATGCCTCAGTGCGATGCTGCAGCAGTTGGTCAGTTCTTCGACTTCGTTGTCGGAACAAGCCAGACTAGTTCCAACGTGATTTCGATTACGTTGAATGCAGCTGATGACTACAAGGGTTGCTTGACGCTTTCAAAAGCCGACGGTTCAACCGTTCAGTTCCACTCTGACGGCACTGATACCGTTATTACCTTGAACGCCACCACCAAGGGTGGTCTCGAGGGAGGACGTATCAGATTGTACTACGGTGAAGTTGCTAAAGTTTACGCTACAGGTTCAATCCTTGGTAGCGGCACTTTGGCCAACTCATTCGGCTAATAGCTGATTAACCTACGGTAAGGGGAGGGGGAAAGGCCTCCTCCCACTTACTACTCGTTTGACTTTAATTTCTTTTAATCATGTCTACAGAAACTATCCAGCGGAAACCCGCTAAGAAGTCCGCGCCCAAGGCTGCGGCAAAGCCTGTCGTTGAGGAACAGGTAACAGAAATCCCTCAAGCTCCCGCTGCTAAGAAGCCGAAAATCAAAAGAAACCTCAAGGACAAGAGCAAGGAGACTCAGTTCTACAGCTCTATTATGGGGGGCATCTACTTTAAGCTTTCCAACAGCAACATCAACATCTTTGACGAAGAGTCTGGAAAGATTCGTCAAATTAGATACTGTGCTGGTGAGCCATCTATCTATGTCGACGAGCAGTCTCCTTCTGCTACAAGGTCGCAGGTAATCTTCCGCAATAACGGATTGGCTGTGCCTTATACCAAGCCCAACCTGCGTGAGTTCCTCGCAGCTCACCCTGAGAACAGGGCCAACGGTGGCAGCTCTTTCCATCTCCTCGACACGGAGACAAAGATTCAGGAGTCTGTTGACATGGACTTCTTGGTTACCGATGCCATCCAGATGATTAAGACTCGCAGCCTCACGGACTTGCTGCCTGTAGCTATCGCACTGAATATCAATACAGACCAAGACAACTTGGCCATTAAGAGAGAGCTTGTGTTGGCTGCTAAGCGCAAGCCACAAGAGTTCATCGACCTCTTTGACAACCCAGTCGTTCAGACCCGCGTCACTGTGATGCAGGCCTTTGACTTTCAGATTGTCAGATTCAAGGGCGGTGCTGTAACGTGGTTTGACAGCGGTGCAATCGTAGTCGGCGTGCCTGTTGGGCAGAACGAAGTCGATGTACTCACTCGATTCTGCATGACCGACAAGGGCGCTACCGTCTTGTCCGAAATCGAACGGCAACTCTCGGAGATTGCCTAACCTATAACCCTAGCGGAAAGGGGCTGCCTTCGGGCGGCCCTTTTTTGTTTATATTTGCTGATAGTAATTACAACACCATGGCGAGCGTACGAGAGGTCTATACAACGCTTCAGGGACTAGCAAACAAGGACGAGAGAGGGTTCGTCACCCCTGCAGTATTCAACCAGTTTGCAGCTGTCGCACAGCAGAAGGTATTCAACAATATCTTCTTGGAGCTGGAGCGGGCTCAGGCTCAGCGCCTGCGTCTCCTAGACCCCGGGCTATCCGAGTCTCGTATCCGTGGACTCAAGCAGGACTTGGGAAGGTTTGTCACTAGGGTGCAGCTTGATGAAGCACCGGACACTACATACCCAAGGCTCAAGACATCTTTGAACCTACCGACCAACTTCAACAGAATCATCGAGGTAAACTACGAGCCAGCTGCTACGGGCATCTCATCTCCGTCTGAAAGCGCGTCTGTCAATGCCTCAACCAATGCAGAGGTAATTCCTGTGGAGGTCATTGAGGATGCAAACAAGCTTCAAGCAATCCTGTCAAGCACGCTGTCTAGACCAACCAAGGACTTCCCTGCGTGCTACATCACAGGGCTTACGCTCGAGCTGTACCCTCATGACTTGGTTCTGAACAAGGACATGTCATCCGCTGGAACGGCAAACGAAATCGGGGTCGACCTTGTGTACTACAAGAACCCAGCTTCTCTCACTACTGCAGGTGCGCTCGACGCTTCGATGCCTAAGATTGGTATTACTCTTACAAACAACAAAGAGGTGTACAACCCTTCAACCAGCAGGGACTTTGAGCTGCCTGACCACTACGTCATGGACTTGGTGATTGAGATGGCAAAGCTGATTGGTGTCAATCTCAAGGACAAGGAGGTGTACCAGCACGGAGCTCAGGAGGATGTTAAAGAACAAAGAGTGTAACAGATGGCACACAACCTAGTAGGACTATCCGACATCATCAACGACTTCATCATCTCTTTGGAGGGTGATGACTACGCTATCAATGTTACTCGTCCCATGCTTCGCTCAGTAGCCCTGCGTGGGCTGCGTGAGTTTGGCTTTGACCTTTCAGGCAAGGTGCGCTCGTTGAAGCTGTCCCCTGAATCCAACGGGACCTACCAGCTGCCTGATGACTTTGCGAGCATTGCTCGTGTCGGCTTGGCTGGCTCAGACGGGATGGTGTACCCACTCGCACACAACACAAACCTCAACATGTCGCAGGCTTACACGAATGTAACCGACCCTGTAGACAGTGATACTGACGGGTTCTTTGACAGAGTGGACGACACAACCGGAAGCGGTGGCGGTATCCTCGGTGAAGAGGAGGCGCTTATCTTTAACAACTACGCCTACAACCAAGCTACGGGTAGAACCTACGGCATGGGTGGCGGCATCTACGCAGGTGAGTACAGACTCAACAGAGACCAAAACAGAATTGAGACTGACTCCGGAACTACTGGTGTGATTGTTGTAGAGTATGTGGCAGACGAAGCTCGGGCTAAGAACCCACAGGTTCCTATCGAAGCCGAGGAGGCACTGCGCTCTTACATGTACTACAAAATCATTGAGCGCAAAAGAAGTGTGCCTAACGTAGAGAAGTCTCGCGCTAGGCAGGAATACTACAACGAAAGACGCAAGGCCAATGCCCGCCTCAAGACATTCAATAAGGATGAGGCTATGCGCGTGATTCGTAAGAACTTTAAGCAAGCGCCCAAGTACTGATGGCTATTGATAAACTGACACCTCGTTATCTGAACATGGATGACGATGAGCGCTTGGTGCAGGCTGTCCAAATGACTGACAACCTGAACATTGACATCTCCGTAGCCGACGAAGAAGATGCTGGTGTCATCAAGCAAGCTCAGGGAAACAGAGA